GGGCGGACAAGGTCCGTATTGACAAATCCGGCAACGTCGGCATCGGCACGACGAGTCCTGGAGCATTGCTATCAGTCCACGGAGATTCATATCTATCAGGTTCTCTATATGTAGGAGGAGCAATTACAGCGACGAGCACACTAGATGTAACAGGACTAGCCACTATGGTTAGTGCTTCTACAACTTACCTATCAGCTACGAATCTTGATTTGTCGGGAGTTGTTACTGTAAATAGCACATCTGCCACTTCAACATTCGCAAATGGGATTCAATTTACAGGTGGAGGTTTGACATTGGATAATTTTACAACTTGTAACCTAGATACAGATGCTAGTGGTAATTTAGTTTGTGGAACTGACGAGGGTGCATTTCCTTTTACGGTCACAGCAGATGGAAATTCAACAACCACCGCTCTTTATTTAGATGGTGGGCTTAGTGCATTAGCATCATCAACTATTAAAAATTTAATAGTTGATAAATTAACAGCTACCACAACTCTTGATTATTGGTTTAATAATACTTCTGGAATTGCTGGATTAGGAGTTTATCAGATCCAGGGAACTCTTAATGCCACAACTTCTACGATTGATAACTTGGTTATCAATACAACTGTGGATATTCCAGCAGGAGAGGTTGACGCAGGTGATTATGCCGCCGCTTCTATTGATGGAGATGATGTTAACTCAAATATTGCAGGTAGAAGTTTGACTCTTACAGCTGCGAGCCCTGATACACTAGATGTGGACGCGGAACTTTATACAAGCATGGCTTCATTCAATATTGCATCTTCTACGTTAGGAACAACGACTTCTGTTGCACAACACAAATTCGCTACTGCTATTACTATAACTAGAATTACTTGTTCTACAGATGTTGGAACAACAACTATTGGTTTTGATTTAAGAGCAGAAGGGACTCCTAATACAGTTGGATCGGATATAATGTATTCAACGGGTCTTGTTTGTGGTTCAGGGGTAGGTGCTATTGCTACAACAACTATAGGTGATCCAACAATAGCTGCAGATGCATTAGTGAATCTCGAAGTTATAGACTCAGAACCTACTGGTTCTAAACCGACTATTGTTAGAATTCATGTTGATTATACAAAAGATGATTAAAAAAACATTAGAATTTATTTTGGCGATAATCATTTTACCATTCTTGGCAACACTATGGGTATTATTAGCTATTGTTTGTGCCTTTGGGCATGATCTAAATAGAACTTATAACGATCATGATTGAAAAAGTATGGGTATGGATTAAGGGTGCAGGCAAATGGGTATTGATAGCTATAACGGCTGTTGCTGCGACAACAGGCATTATAATGACTATGCCCGAAGATACACCCGAACATCTTTTGTTAAAAGTTTCAAAAGAACAAGTTTTAGAGTCTTGGAATGCTGACGACATTAGATGTGATGATGGAAAATGCACGAATTACGGACAAATAAAAAAATACTCTTATACTTCTGATGTTGAAGTCCCACAAGCAACTTACGACGGACTAACTGAAGACATAAGCAAACGAACAGGAAATTCTCAACATTTCAAAACTGGCAACATAGTAGACGGAAAAGAAGAATTGAAAATGCGAGCCTATACAGGAGAACCTTTTTACAAAGGCGAGAAATCAAAAGATAAAGATAAGTGGTATCAAACAGAAACAAGCACAACCACGATACCTGCATTTGAAACACAGACATTAAGTTTTTTTGACAAGCTATTTAAAAAGACATACGCCGCCTGTCCCGATGATCCTTGTTATTCGGGTGCTGGCGATGGTCGTGTTGTGAAGTATTTTGAAGCATCTTGGGATGACGCTCATAATGCTACAACTGGCGACGAAGCAGACCCAACAGGAACTGCAACTGGTATCTATGTTCAGGGTTCTGATATAAATGCAGGATGGGCTGTTGCTAAGGGATTTTTTCCTACCGACACTTCTGCTTTGGCTGGTGGTACTGTTACTGCTGCTAAACTTTATTTTTATTCATACGGCTTATCAAATACAGATAATGATGGAAATGATTATCTTGCAGTAGTCGGCGAAACTACTCAACCAGATGCCACTACATTAACAACAGCTGATATTGAATTATGCGGTGATACTCATTCGCCTACCGTTGGTTCTGACACAATAGATTTTGGCAGTTTGGCTGAAGGAGGAATGAATTTTTTGACTTTAAACGCTACTGGCAGAGGTTGGATTAAAACATCTGCGGGCGACCCTTACACAATGATAGGGGTAAGAGAGGGGCACGATATTTTAGACGACCCTGTAGGGGCAGGGTTAGAAAATGTATTGACTGTTCGTTTTTCTGAATATACTGGCACAGCTTCCGACCCTTATTTAGATATCACTTATACTCCTGTAGCAGCAACGGTTAATAGTGTAATGATTATTACTGGCGATGAATAATATGCAAAACGGAATATCAAAAAAAATATTCATGTGGGTTATCGGAATTATTATTACTGCAGGTCTTTCGGTTGCAGGTTATTTGGTTGGCAAAGTAGACAAAGTTGAAGAAACTTTTAATCATAATGTTACAGATATTAAAGAAGATATTTCAGCTATGCGAGTCGATATATCTTGGATTAAAGAAGCAGTAAAAAAGTAGGTCGAGGTATTATTAATTTTAATTTTTAAATTATTATGACAGCAGGAAGACCAAATTATTTAAAATTGTTTGAAATGGGCAAATTACCTGATAGTGCTAGGCAGTTTATTCCATGGTTGAGTTCTATTGATGTTTTACAAGATAAGCTTTGTCCAAAGTGTCTTGAAGAATTTATGAAGATTTTTGGCGAAAGTGCTAAGAAGGTTGCCAAAAAAGCGCCGGAAGTAAAGAAGCCAGAAGTTCAAACAATAAGTGAGTCCAAGAAGGATGAAACTCAAACGAAGAAATAATTAATTAAAAAAATATATGCCTGTAAGACGAATTTATGCAGATATAATGGAACTGTTCGATGGTGCACCAACGCTTATTCTTGATGCAGATGTCGCGGCGGCTTCTTCTACTATAACTGTTAAAAGTATTGTCGGCGCTACGACCGATCAAATATTATTTTTCCGCGAGCCAGGCAATGAAAAAGCAGAGATTAAAGCGACTCATGCTTCGACATCACCTTCTGGAAATACAGTAACATTAGCCGCCACTCTTACTGAGGCGCATCCGGCCGGAACAACTATTTATATTATTAAAGCTGATAAAGTACGGTTTTTTTGGTATGCTACAGAGGTTGATGCAGAAACTACTGCTCCTACTGCTTTAGCAGCGGCGCAGGTGATTGATCCGACGATGATACAGAATATTTATGATGACACTGTAAAAACATCAGGATATTATTATTATCAGTTTCAGGATAGTGTTAATACTGCAACACTTCTTTATTCTGATCCGATCCCTTGGGGGCAGGTTCAAGTTCAGTTTGCGGATAATGAAGTAGGTTATGTTCTTGAGTTTGTTCGTAGGAAGTTGGGACATGAGTGGGACGATAGATTCTCTAAACAAACAGCCATTGATGAAATCAATGCTTGTTTTCAGTATTTCGCTGGAAAATTAAAACGATGGAGTACATATCAAAAGTTCAACTATGTGCTTGGTCAAACCTCGCGTGGTGTTTATACCTATACGCTACCAACTGATATGTATGATAGAAATACAAATAAATCTGTTTTGGGTCTTCAGATTGAAGGCGCTGATGGTAGATTTGTTTGGAAGGATGAAAAAGAATTTGATGATAAAATGGGGAGTGCAGTTGTTACAACTGTTCGAACTCAACCGACTGCTGCTGACACAGAATTAGACATTGTTAATTCTTATAGTTTTGATGCTACTGGTTCAGTAAATGTTTATACAGCTAATACTGCTGATGCAATTACTTATGCTAGTTTAACTCGATCAGCAACAGCTGGTCAGTTTGGTGATATTTCTGCTACTGGCGCGAGCGCTATTACTTCTAGTAATCACGTTGTTGGAACGAACGTGTGGCAAAATGAAGAAGAGGGAGAACCAAAATATCTTAATATTTCTAACGGAACTCTCCGTATCTGGCCAATGGCAGGTTCAGATTGGGTTAATATGAATATCCTTTTGGATTATTCAACGGTTCCTACGAATGTAGATAGTGAATCCGATGCTCTTGATGTAGCTCGCTATGACATGATTAAGCACTGGTTATTGTGGAAAGGTAAAAGTTATTGGAGAAATAACGGTGTAGATAGTTTAAAAGATTCAGACTATTTACAGTTTATAGATATTCTTAATGAAGCAATTAGGAAAGAAGTTTCTGGTCAGAAATATAAAATGTCTCCTAAGATTAATTCTATTATTTATACACCGCCTGAGAGTAGGGGGTTTAGATATGATTAAAAAATGCCAAGATTAGCAAAAACAGTAAAATGGCGCGACTTCTCTGGAGGAAATGTCCAACGAGTCTCATCTGACATTATTAAACCTAATTCAGTTCCTTTTTCAATGAACCTTCTTTTTGAGAAGGAGCTCGGTGAGGCAATGTCTCGTGAAGGTACAAGTATTGTTGGTTCTCAGTTATCTTCAGGAAACACTTGTCGCGGTCTTTATCAACATTTGGACACAACTTTTGCAAATAGCAGACTCTTTGCTGTGTTTGCAGGTAAAGTTCATGATTTAACTGGTTCTGATGAAATAACTGGATTAACAGCAGCTAATAAGTGTCACTTTACTACATTTTTAAATACAACGTTATTACTCAACGGTGCGCAAGCTCGTGCTTATGATAATAGTAGTGGCTGGGCTGCCTCTAGTAGTAATTTAAGCGTTGATGAAGTACCATCAGGAGCCAATTTTCCTATTGAGTGGCACGACAGAATTTACGCTGCAGTTACAGATCGACTTTATTATACATCTACTCCTTCTTCTGGTGTTGTAACTTGGACAGGATCTGGCTCAGGTAGTCTTCAAGTAGAAAGAGAAGATGGTGGTGGTACTATTACTGGAACAAGCAAGGTGCCTGGATATTTATTGATATTTAAGGAACGATCTCTTAAGCGTTGGAATTTCGATTCAACGTTCCCTGATGATTTAGTTAACATAGGAACGCAATCGCATTCGAGTATAACTAGTGGCCGTGGCAAAACATTCTTCTTCTATGGACCTCATGGATTTTATGAAACCAATGGTGGATTTCCGATCCGTATCTCGCGTCCTATTCAAAGATTTATAGATGCTATTCCTAGTTCATTTTATAAACATGTTTCTGGTTGGTGTGATGGAGAAAATATTAATTGGTCTGTTGGAGATTTAACTATTAATTTCGGTAGGGGCTATACGGAATCTCATAGCAATGTTGTTTTACGATATAACATAGATACAAAGCAGTGGGCGCCACTTAAGTATGCACATGAATTTAGATTTTTTAACCAATACATTAGTAGTACAGATGTAAAGACTGTTGGCGGAGACACAGATGGTTATGTTTATGAAATAGATACCGGCAATAATGATTACAATGGACAAGCAATTACTTATATTTTGCAATCTCCAGAGATGGATTTTGGTAGTCGTGGTATTAATAAAACTGTGTCTGAAAGAATTTTTGCTTATTCTGATCAAGCTCAATCAGCTGAATTACAGGCGAGGCTTGATTATGGTGAATGGTCGAGTATCGGGAATGTTAAAGATATTTCAACTGATATTAAAATTAAACCATTAACTGCTAAAGTTTTTGAATTTAGAATTGTAGATAGTACAACAGGAGAACAAGTTAAATTAAAAGGAATTGATCTGCCTAACGTATTTTTACAAGAATAATATGACTATTTTTATAGGAGATGACATAGGATACAATATCGAGGATATAGGATTTGATAGCAATCTGTCTATGTTTGCTAATCCGCTTAGTGATTATTCCGTTGATGAGACACCAGAGTCAGAGAGTGTATTTATTGGTGGCTCGGCTCCTGCAAATATTACAGCAGGAGAACTTACTGCGCCATTGTCGGTAGTTAGTGGACATATTCAATCTAGTAATTTTGTTACTGCATCTGCTGGCTGGAAAATTAATTATGATGGAGACGCTGAATTTAACGAAGGAAATTTTAGAGGCTCTTTAACAGCAGGAGATTTACATATCCCTGATGAAAACACAACGGCTAATTCTTTTCATGTGGAGACTGATGGTGATGCTTTTTGGGGAGCAATACAAGATGATTTTACTTCAGACAACGACAACGCCCTTGCTTATATTTTAAAGACTGGAGTAGCTAAATTTCAAAGTGTTACTCTTGGTGGAACAGCAACAGCATATACTCAAACAGCTTATGGAATATTTGATTTTGGTGGCACTGGAACGGATGGTGCTTTAGATACTTCAAGTGGAGCTGTTGAAATAGATTTAGATGGAGCAAAGCTCGTTACAAAAAATTATACTTCTATAAATATAGCTACAAATAATTTGACATTTATTAACGCGCATGCCAATGGTACGATTGTTCATTTAAAATCTCAAGGTGATGTACTTGTATCAGCTACAATAGATTTGAGTGGACTTGG